ATTATAAATCCCGTGATAGATAGATATTAAAATATGCTAAATAATACAATACAAAGGAACCCAATATGAGTGGCGGAAAATCCAACAATCAAAGTTCAACAGACCCAAGACTAACTGGTGCTCAGGCAGCACAGGTAGAGGCACAGAACAAATTTTTTACAGGAACAATAGATCCAACTACAGGTGTTAAAGACCCTGGTTTAATAGATTTTTATAAAGGTGCTGTAGGCGGTGCTAAAGATGTTTATAACCAAAGTGCTGGTGGTGTAAAAAACGCCAGTCAAAATCTTGCGGGTGTAGCAGGCAACGCACAAAAAGCCTTGGGTGAAACAGGCGAATCAGCATTACGCACTGGTATTAGTGGATTAGAAAGTTTATTCAATCCTGACTACGAAAAGAACCAGATATCGGCAGCGTTAGCCCCTGCTCAAGCACAATATCAACAAAACATTACTAATCAAGCCGCACAATTTGGTGGCACTGGTAATTTAGGTAGTGCCAGACAAGCATTAGCAGACAGGCAACTTGCTGGGTCAAATGCCAATATGATGGCTAAAACTGCCGCTGATGTTCAACGAGATGTTGCTGGACAACGAATGGGTGCGGCTGGACAATTAGCACAATTAGGACAAAGTGGCATTGGACAAGGTGTTGGGGCTGCTCAAACTAAATTAGGTGCCAGCCAAGCAGACATAGACCTATACAACAAATACGCTTCAGTGATATTTGGCACACCAAGTTCGAGTTATAATCTTGGTCCTACTGGTAGCACTACTTCAAGCAGTGGCAGCAACCTTGGCTTTAAGATTTAAGGAATAACAATGGCATTATATGATATGAATCCGTTGGACGAAGAAGAAGAACGAAAACGCAGAGAACAGATTGCGGCTATGGCTGAGAACGAGCCTGTGGGCAGAGGACCTGTAGATCCAAGTTTTATGGATGTTGCTGGTCAATATCTTGGCAATAGGTTTGATAGTGCTATGAACAGAGTGTCACAGGCTGGTGATACACTAATGAATCCTCAAAAAGCCTTACAACAGCGTATGGCTAACGAACAACAACAAGAAGCAGCCGATACTGAAGTTAAAACACAAACCGTTAAAACATTTGGTGATGGCAGTCAAGAACAAATAGTAAAAACACAGGTTCCTGCTGGTCAAGCACAACAACCACAAGCACAACAACAACCACAAGCACAATTTGGTGGTATGATGGGTCCTGTTAGCCCTAATAGTCCTGAAGCACAACAACAAGCACAGGCATTTGCTCAACAAATGGCTCGTAGCCAACAACAAAATCGTGGATTGACTACACCTATCGCAGGAATGCCAGATAATTTACCTGCTGAAGGTAGAATTCCAGCCGAGGCAGCACAACAAGCACCAGTAATGGCAAATTTGCCACAACCTGGACCACAAGTTCAAGTTGCGGGTGCCACACAGATGCCACCACAGGCTGCGGCTCCTGGAGCAAGTCTGGCACAGGCTGGTGCTCAAGCACAACAACGCCCACAAGTTCAAACACCACAAATGGCTCAGGCACAAGCACAGGCTCAAGATCAAGAAAATGGCATTAGCCAACAACCTGCCGCTTGGGTAGAGGCTGCGAATCAGGCTGGCAATGACTTTTATAAATTGTTAGATGTAGCCAACAAGCATCCTGAAAGCAAGGATATGATTTATGATAAATTAAAATCCACATTTAAGCAATCATCAATAAAAGATGATGCTGATGCTATTATGAAGGCTGCTCAAGCAGGCGATTTATCAGCACAAAATCAAATACTACAAAGCATTAAACCAGATAAAGGCAGACAAAAAGAAGAAGTCACGGTTAAAGATTATTTACAAGCCTATATATATAAGCGTTTGGGTTTAGATGCCTTGGCTGCTGATGTTCAAAATAAAATCATTGGCAAAGACACAAAATTCGGTCAAGTCACATTAGGTGGCAGTAATTGGGAAACTGAAACTGACAGCAGTGGCAGAATTATTAAAGCCAAAGATAAAAATGGTGTAATTGCTACAGAATCTACATTAAATCAATTGCGAGCAGGTGCTCAAAAGTTTGGCAGTCAATCTACCAGTTTTACTGGAGGTATTCACACGGTTCCAAATGCCGCAGGCGATGGACAAGATTTAGTTATGCCAACTCAAAATTCTATGACTGGTCAGGCAGGCTTTACATATGCCAGCGGACCAAAACAAGGTCAGGCTTACACAGGCACAGCAACTCCACAACCACAAAGTATTGGAACATCGTTTAATAAAGCATTAGACAAAGCAATGATTGATTTTAAAACTACTCCTTCTACTGCTGGTGCCAAAGCCGCTATGGATAAAGCATATGTTTTAGATCCAGGTGACGGAAGTTTGATTCGTGCTACACAAGCACAGATCAATGCTAATAGTCCAGACATTTTTAATCAGATTAAAAATTATAGTCCAAGTGGTAGTGTAGCAGATAAATTACCTGCTGACACGGCTGCTAATGCCAAAATGTTGGAAAGTTTGAACAGAGATTTAGAGGCTAATGCTCGTGAAGCGTCAAGAATGCCTGCCAATGATCCACGCAGAAAAATATTAGCAGACGAACGCACAAAAACTGAAGCAAGAATCGCAGAACTTGGTGGCAGGGTTGCCCCAAGTGTTGGTGGTGCCGCTGGAACAAGTTTAGCCCAGCGTGAAAGCAATATTAAAGTCAATGAAGATGTGACAAAAGCAAGATTAAAACCTCCAGCAGAAGCAGAAGGTAAAAATGAAGCCACAGACATCAATAATCAAAGAACAGCAGATGAAAATTATGCTATGATTAAACCCGTGGCTGATTTAATTAAACAAGCCACTGGTAGTGGTTTAGGAGCCAGAGTAGATACATTGGCAAGTTTCTTTGGTGTAGGCACTAAAGGTGCTCAAGCCACACAGCAGTTAAATGTAATGTCATATCCATTTAAATATATGATTCCACGATTTGAAGGTCCGCAAAGTGACAAAGATACTGCTTTATATGTTGAAGCCGCAGGTGACTTTGCCAATCCTAAAAAGACACAGGCAGAACGCTTGGCTGCTTTACAAGGTATGGTGTTTATGCTTAAAAAGTATGACAAAGCAGGTAAAAACGACTGGACATACGGTGAATCACAGGGTAAAGCAGAACCAGGAACTACAAGTAGCGGAAACAAATATAAAAAGGTCCAATAATGGCATTCATATATGAAGTAAATGGACAACGAGTAGAGTTTGAAAAAGAACCCACGGAAAAAGACATTGACGAAGCAGCCAAAAGCCTTCGTCCTGCTCCTGAATCTCGCCAACCTAAACCTGTAGAGGGTGCTGGTGGTGCTGCCTTTGGCGTTTATCGTCCGCAAGGTCGTCGTCCAGATGCTAACAATGACAGAGAAGCCAGTAAAGATATGCCTATACAAACTGCCCGTGGCGTTGTCACAGGTGCGTTAGGTGGTCCCAGTGATTTATTAAACTTGCCAGGAAATCTATATGGTATGGCAACTGGACAACCAAGTCCTTATCAAGTTCCATTAGGCAGTGAAGAATGGAATCAAATGTTGCCGTTCCAAAGCGATACACCGCAGGCTAAACTTGCCAGATTTGGTGGAGAAGCAATGGCACCATTCCCCAGTGTAAAAGCCATAAAAGCAATTCCAGGAGCAGTCCGTGGTGCTGGTGATGTTGTCAGTGGTGCTGTGGGCACAGGCACAGGCTACATAGCAAGACCAGGCAAAGCACCTGTAGGTTATCAAGTGCCAAGTCAAAGAAATCCTATTGGTGCTACATTTACACCGCCTGAAGAGTTGGCAAAGTTTGAACGTGGCGAATTACCATATGGTCAAATGCCTGAACAACGACCAATCAGCGAATTACCGCAGGGTAAATTAGACAGAGCCGCAATGATGCTCAGTGGTGGTAATATACCCAACGCTGGACAAGGTGCCAAGGCATTTGGCGAACGATTAGGTGAAACTTACAGAAATCCTCTAACTGCTGCCGCAGACATTGGCAGTATGTTCTTTACTGGTGGTGTTCCAGTGTTATCTACACTACGAGGTGGTCTGGCTGGTGTTCAAGCACTGGCAGATATGCGATTAGCCAACAAAGGATTTACTCCAGAGTTGCCAAAAATACTCAACGAATATCAAACAGGTGTTCGTCCTATGCCAGGCGTTCAACCAGGACCAATGCCCAGAGGATTTCAGGCTGCTGGACCAGTAAGTCCAGGCGGCTTGGCAACGCCAACTCCTGCGGCACAGGCAGCAATGGCTACTACACAACGAGTAGCAAGAACTACAAGTGCTCCAAGACCACAGCCACAACCCTTCGCATTACCCGATGCTGGCACTCATTATAATATGGCAGCACAAGGTAGTGATAACTTTGGTGATACATTTAACAAGGCTGTTAGTGCCAGAACACAAGATTTATTAAAAGATGCCCGACAAACTGGCAAACAATTGACTCCTGAACAAGCAGGTGATTTAGCCTTTGACGAGATTAAAGAATGGCGTAGAAATAATGTTGATGCGTTTAAAACACCTAAAGCCGCAGGACCAAAATTAGCCGAAGAAGGTGAGAATCCAGCATTGGTAAAAACTCGTGGTGAAGGCACATTAGATAAACCTAATGTAGAGTTTGACAGAAGCGATTGGTTCTCATTACAAGAAAAAACAAGAACAGGCAAACCACTAACAGCAGGCGAACAAAGTCTGGCAGATAAAATTACTGGCAGATACGGTCCTGATCCTTTTGGTAGTGGAGATTTAACTGGCAATAAAATGTTTAACACGGTTGCTCAAGGCGAAACTACGCCTGTGGCTGCGGTAGCACCTACACCTACAGCAGAAATGCCTGTTGTAGAAATACCAAAACAAACCAGAGATATGAGCGTTGGTAATGCTAAAAAACAATTCTATAAAGATTTAGAAAATGATACTATACCTGTTGCGGAAGCAATGGCAAAATATGAAGGTGTCACTGCCAGAAAACAACTGCGTGTTTATAATGAAGCCTATGATGCTGCCATTGCCGAAGGCAAAACTGAAGCACAAGCAACACAGGCTGGAAAACAAGCATTACAACGCAACGCACTACCACCGCTAACTGGCGAACGAAGTTCAGCCAGATTAAAGCCAAAAGAAAGTGACATTATGGAACGAGAAATGGCACAATCGTGGTTTGACGACACCATTAAAAACGCACCTGACAAAACTACCAAAGATATGTATAACGAAATGTTAGCACAGCGTAATGGTGATGTTGCTCAACTATACAGAGATTTAAGTGCTCAACAAGCAGGTAAAGAAACTGGTAAATCAATGTTTGAAGAACCATTAGATACTACTATGCCTAAAGTAGAGCCTAATGCTATACCTGAAAATGATTATACAAAAGATTTAACTTTTGCTAAAATATCAGGTGGTGATTTACCTGTTGGTAATTTTGAAAAAGATGGCATACGCTATGAAGTTGTTGAAAACGCTTCATACAAAAATATGCCTGATGATGTTAAAAAATTAGTGCCTGATATGCCTAAAACTATTGAGCGTCAAATTGACATTAAAACTGGTAAAGTATTAAAAGGTCCAAAGTCTATGGCTGAACTACAAGCGGAAGCAGAAGAAATGCTAAAGCAAAGCAGAGCATCTAAAAAGGCAGCGACTATAAATACTACTGAATTGAAAGGAACAGAAATGAACACTGATTGGGGAAAAACGCCAGTATCAGGCGATGAATATTATAAACATTATATTTCAGGCGGTAAATCTCCGATTGAACAACAATATAGTCCTGGCACATTAGCAGAAGAATTATATAACAAAGTTAAAAAAGATCCTGCTTCTTTGACTAAAGAAGATATTAAAAATTGGTATGATTATGATCTCAACTCAATAAGTATGCCATCATTAAAAGCAGAAACTAAAACTGCTAAAAATCCTAAAGCAAAAACTGAACAAGAAATAGTTTCTCAAGTAAGTAAAAGCGTGGCTGATACTATAATTAGAAATTACGAAAGAATACAAAATCAATCCAGTTTTGGAAGACCAGAACTTGTGGGTAAATCTTTGGAAGAAGCAAAAGCCATTGATGCTAAAAGAAGCCAAGATGTAAAAAATAAACAATTAAAAGAAAACTTACAAGAAATGAGAACTGCTAAAGAAAATTGGAAAGCAATGACCGAAAAACAAAGAAAAGCCTTTGTTAAAAAAGGTGGCAGAGATCCAAGTAATGATATAATAGGTGGAGAAGAATAATGACAACAACTGAACAACTAACACAAGTCTTTTACGACAACTTCGTAGCATACTACAGAAGCCACGCTGCCCACGCAAATATCACAGGCAGAAACTTTAGAAGCGACCACAAGTTGCTACAAGGTGTATATGAACGCAGACAAGCACAGATTGATGTCTTGGGCGAACTCTTACGCACCTTACAAGAAATGATGCCCACAGATTTATCCGAAATTATCAACAACTCAGAATTGCCTACAGATGCCATAGAAGGCACGGCTGATGAATTGCTACAAATGGTCTTGGATGATTTAGAACAACTACGAGATTGTTATATAGAACTTGAAGAAATAGCAGAAGAAGATGAGCACGATGAAATAGCCAATTATGCTCAAGACCAGATTTTAGATTTGAATAAGAGTATTTGGATGCTTCGTAGCACTTTAGAATAAACGTTTGTAAGCGTATGACCCACGGACATCATAACCTGCTCGTTGATGTAGTTTAAGAAATGCTTGTTGGTCATTACGCATAGTAGTAGAACAGATTATAGGACTTTGAGATAACAATGCGAAACCTTCCCATAGTTGTATCATATCTTTTAATAATTGGATTCTGTCTCTACTGGACAAGCCGAGATCAAGGTGAGCCATACGCACACCAACCATCTTATCGTCTGACCACGGAGCAAAGTCGTTAGTTTTTGCCCAAGTGTAAGCAAGTAAATTGCCACTTGGTTCAACAGCAACGCTAAAGAGTTCGGTGGTGGGTTTATAGAATTGATTTATAATTGCCAAGGTAATATTTCGAGAATATGTAATTGGCTCAGGAGTAAAGATAGTATCTATCTCAGTTTGGAAGTTGGCTTCAGCCAAGGCTACAATAGCAGTGACATCTGTGCCTAATGCTGGTCGCCAAATATATGTAATCATTTCATATCCTTTCAAGTGTTTGTATATTTAATCTTGCTAAATAATAATATGACAAAAGAAAAGAAAATTGCTACAAAATCCAACCCTAATGTAAAAAGTCACGGTGGATATCGTCCAGGCTCGGGCAGACCAAAAGGCAGCAAAGACGCAGTCACTATCAGTGGATTATTAGAACAAGTTTTTAATCAAACACAGGGTAAAGACTACGAAGAACTGCTGATTGAAGATTTTATGACTGCCAGAAATAACAGCGATAGTGCCACGGTAATCAAATATCACAATCTTATTTTAAGCAAGGTTATGAATAGTCTGGCTAAAATAGAAGTCACTGATAGTGCTGATGCTGTAGCCGCAAAACAACAGGCATTTGCCGACGCATTGTCTAAACTAACAGGCGTGAAGAACGTATAAATAATACTATGAAAAACGGACTATATGCCAACATCAATGCCAAGCGTGATAGAATCAAAGCAGGCAGTAAAGAAACAATGCGAAAGCCAGGCACTAAAGGTGCTCCCACAGCCAAAGCATTTACAGAATCGGCAAAGACAGCCAAACCAATTAAAAGGAAAACAAAATGACAGATAAATTATCTTATGCTATCGGTGGTATGGCTGCTAAAGGCTCACCAAACAAATTCAGTGGTAATCCCAACCAAAAAGGCAACCCTGACGCACTAATCAATAAAGGTCAAGGACCCAGAGGCGGTGGAACAGCAATGCCATACTGCGGACACGAAATGACCAAAGGTTCAAGTAATCCACAAAAGCGTCAAGCAGTCAGTGACGGACAAACTAAATCTATGCCTAATCTTGGCAGAGAAAAGTTTGACTTTGCCCGTGGTCCAACTAAAGGGAATCAAGCATAATGTCAGTCTATCAAATAGTAGGTCCATTGATTTTATTAGCAGTAGATACACCTACAACACTAACTCCATCTACGGCAACCATAAATTTTGCTGGCAATAAAAATATTACGACTCTTAAAATTGACAATCCTGATTTAATCAATACTGGTGCTTTAGGTTTCAGTTTAACTGGAGAAGTCGATACTTATGATTTTAATAATGTTATAGGAGTAGCACCAGGAGCCACGGTAGTTGTTCAAGTAGCAAATGCCAATTTTACTGGACCAGTATATGTCAGAGCAACTGGCGGAACAGGTTTGTATGTTCAAGCAGTAGCAGTATCAGGATAAAAGGAAACAAAATGAAAAACCCACAAAGCAAACCAATCAATCAAAAGCGTGGTCCTACAACAGGCAACGCAGGCAACACTACAAAGCGTAATGCTTTTATGGATGCCAAATCTACTTCCAGCAGTGAAAAAGCAACATTAGCCAATATGGTCACAAGTGCTTTAGAAATGCGTGGCAGAGGTGTTCAACCTAAAGTAAATCCTGCTTTAGAAAGTGTAAGTAGTAATACTAATACTGGACCTAAAAAGAATCCAACAGCCAGTAATAGCAGCCTACCATCAAAATACAAAAAACCTACCACAAAAGGTTAAAGTAGTATAAATAACAGAGCAGTCCAAGACTGCTCTTTTAATTGTATAGTTATGAAAGGAAAAGAAATGATAACAAGCAATATAGATAGCCCTTGGGCAGACAAGCCCCAAGAACCAGTAGTAGATACTACTAAAGCAAAAAAACCAGTAGCCCCTAAAGCAGTCAGCAACGCTGAATATGATTTAGAAGGATTGATGACTGATTTCCCCACAGCCCGAGAATTAGAACGATTTGTTTTTGACGAAACAGGCATCGTGCTAAACTTAAAAGGCAGAGCCAATAAATTAAAATATCAGGTAGCAATGGACACACTAAATGGTGTTGAGATTGATGCTAAATTCAAAGGTGATAACAATCCTTACATTGATAAAGCAGAACTGATACCTGAAGAACCACTTAAAGAAGTTCCAGCCAGAGATCCTTCATTACCTGATCGTAGCCAAGTTCAAAACTTATTTTATAGTCCTATTGTCCCACATCCTGATGATGAAAGCAGAGCAATGGATAAGAAATGTCACGTATTATTTAAGAAATACAAAAATGGTATGATTAGTTATGAAGTGCTTGGACCACTTGAGCAAAAACCAAAGGGTGAAAAGATTGACAAGTTTGGTAGAACACGCCCAGAAATTATTACCTGGGTTGATCCAAGAACAGGCGAACAAACTATTGTCCGTGAAGATGGCACACTAACTCCGCAGGGCAAACGCTTGCGTGGTATGATGATGACATTTAAGGTCAATCGCAGTAATCAATGGGAAGTATGGATCGACAGAGAGTTTATCAGTCTTGATGATTCAGTTAAAAACAATCCTTGGGATTTGACTAAATGACCGCCCGAGAAACAGAGATCAAGGCAGCACAAGACGCTGCCAGATACAATGACACGCTTATCTTACAAAAGGTAAATGCCAGTCATCGTATCGCATTTGCTGACAAGTATCCAAATCAGGTTGAGCATATCCTTCGTTTAATCACGGAACGATTACAACTTGGTTTGACTAAACTTGAAGGCACTGATTTACAAAACCCTAAAACTTGGATTTTAAGTTGTGATGAAATAGAAAGCCTTGCTCAGGCAATGTTTTATGTCCATCAAATTAGACAAGACTTAAAGGCTGAATAATGTTAGGACAAGATGTATTGATGGCGAGAGCACTACGCTACAGCGTGGATAAACACGGTCTTGACACTGACGCATTAAAAAATATACCAGGTTCATTACAAAGCCAACTAATGGACTTGGCTATTACCGTGGCTGAAGATATGAAGTTTAATAGTCTAAAATACTTTAGACCTTTTGAGCATCAACTTAAATTCTTTGCCACAGGCGAACACGATAGACGAGGGATATTGGCTGCTAACAGGATTGGTAAAACCGTATCTACTTGTTTTGAAACAGCCTGTCATTTAACAGGATTGTATCCAGATTGGTGGCAAGGACATAGATTCACAGCACCAATAACTTGTATGGTGGCTGGTGAGGGATGGAGTCAGGTAGCATTAGTGCTACAAAATGAATTGTTAGGAACGCAAGATGTTAAAATTACTGAAAACTTGGGAACTGGTGCTATTCCTCGTAGTTGTATCGTTGTTGATACTATGCGAAATGACGGTGCCAATTGTATCGGAGTGGAGATTAGGCATACTTCTGGGGCTAATAGTTATTTGTTATTCGCAAATTATACTCAGGAGGTTCGTCAATTACAAGGTTTTAAACTCAATATGGCAGTCTTCGATGAGCAACCACCAGATGACTTCTTCAGTGAGATCGTCACTCGAACTGCTACTACGCAAGGAAAGATTCTCTGCTCATTCACGCCACTTAAAGGACTCAACGGACTTGTCAGTAAATTCTGGAACCGAGAAGAAGGATACAACTACATCCGTGTAAGTTGGGATGATTGTCCTGAATATGATCCTTGGGGTCAGCCATTTTTATTAAAAGAAACCAGACGACAACTTGAGCGTGACTATTTGCCACACGAGCGAGAAGCCCGAATAGCAGGTAAGCCTGTAATGGGTAAAGGTGCTGTGTTCCAGTTAGGTGATTGGGCAGCAGTGACATACAAAACAGGTGAAGTAGATTTTAACAGGATGCCAAACATTCAACGTGTTATCGCACTTGACCTTGGTTTAGTCAATGACAAAACCGTTATATCATTGATGTATTGGGAGCCGAACGAGAAAATGGCATACTTACACAGACAGATTGTTATACAAGGTGTTGAAGAAGCCGTGCCAACGCAATATGTCAATCACCTGCTCAGACCTGAAGTATTTGGCACACCCATAGTATTACCAGCAGACGCAAGCACCAAAGGCAGATATACAATGAGTTCAAGTAGTATCCGTGAGTTGTTTGAAAGTTATGGACTCAATGTTTATGAAAATGCTATTATGAATCCACCAGATCAGTATGGCAAACAGAACAACCACAAAAGTTATGGCATCAACCAGATGCGACAAATGTTTGAAATGGGCACATTTTTCGTAAATGAAAATTGCTCTAACTTTTTAACAGAAGCACAAAACTATTTCGTTGATGAAAAAGGCAGATTCAGTGATCCAGATGATTGTATAGATAGTTGTCGTTATGCTATTATGGCTGTCTTACAAGGCATCGCAGAACCATTTGATGGTATGAGCAGTCAGCAGAGAATGAGAGCACAACGTGATAGATATGTTAAATATGATGATAGTCAAAAACCAAGTTGGAAGAAGACTTACACAGCAGAATAAGGAATTGAAATGAAGATTTTTATTAGCATAGCGAGTTATAGGGACCCGCTGTTAGCAAATACCGTGAAAGATGCCTACGATAACGCACACAACAAAGATAGTTTAGTATTTGGAATTGTAGATCAAAGTTTTGGAATGGAAACATTTGACCCTGGTTATTTTGACTTTAAGAAACAAATCAGGTATGTCAGGATAGAACCACATTTAAGCCGTGGTGCTTGTTGGGCAAGACACTTATGCCAGACATTATATAATGAAGAAACTTATTATTTCCAAATAGATAGTCACACAATCTTTGACAAAGACTGGGATTTGTATTTTATCAATCAGTTTAGACACATAGAACAATATCACGCTAATCCAATTATCACAAGTTATCCATACCCGTTTGAGATCATAGACGGAGATTTAACTAACCTGAAAAAAGGACAGACCACCACAGATTGTATGCTGTTGGCTGTAAATGAAGAACACACATTTAAAAATGCCAACGAACAACACGCAAGTATTCGTGGAACTTTTGGCAAAAAGCAAGAACCAAGTCACGGATTTTTAATTGCTGGTGGATGTTTGTTTGGTCCAGGACATTTAGTAGAACGAGTGCCATATGACCCGCATATCTATTTTAGTGGTGAAGAATGTTCATACGCACTACGCTTATGGACACACGGCTATAATATATTCCATCCTTGTAATATGCCAGTGTATCATCAATATGTTGGTAAGTATAGAAACAAGGCTTGGGCAGATAAAATGATAGAACCACACGCACAGACAAAATGGCACGAATACAGCACGGCTGGCAAGCATCGCAGTAATCGTGTGACCACAGGCAAAGAACTTGGTATCTATGGATTAGGCACTAAACGCTCACTTAAACAATATATTGATTTTTGTGGGTTAGACTACATCAACCAAAAATACACTGACAAGAAAGTCAGCGAAATAAATTACAAGGAATCAGTATGAAATACACCCGAGGTCCAGTTAGCACAGACAGAGAATTTGTGCGTCCAACTATACCAGCCATTGTTGCTTGGTATGACGAAATAAAATTAGAAGCAGAACGCAGTGGTTATAGAGCATATTTAACTGGCAGAAGTTTAACAGACATCAATAATACTATGGATGTTGATATTGTATTCACAGGCAAAATGAACATAGATGCTTTAGAGCATTTGTTGATCTCCAGTGTAGTCACAGGTTTTAGACATAATTTAGTTATAGATGCTCGTTGGCAAAATGTCATTGAAACAGCAGAATTTAAAGATGGTAAGATTACAATATTACCCACTGAATTTGTATTCTTAAATTATCACGAACACGACAACGGACAGGGACGCAAGGTCATCAACGATTACAGACTACATCCTGCTTTTGCCAAAGTCAATGACAATTTAGTTGGCAGCACATATCAGCGTGTGGCTAAAAAACTTAAACCGCATTTAGAACAATATATAATGAAACACGGCAAACTTGCCCATTTACCTTTAGGAGCCGCAGAATGATCATAGACAGAGAAGATTACAAATTAGATATAACTCTACGAAAACACAGCAAAGATCAGTATGTTATAAAGATTAAAAAATACATTCCTGAACTGGGCTGGCGTGAATTCTTCTTTATGGTGTCGCCTGACGAATTGACCAAGATACGCCAGGCATTAGAAAACGCTAAATAATAGATAAATTAAAGGTAATTACCCATAATGTTAGACATAAAAAACACCGTCATCACAGACCTCAATCAGAATAGAAAAATCAATGCCAACTTTGTGCGTTTGAAAAATCTGTTAGAAGTTAAAATGGCTTCATTCTTACGCTATCTTGCTACCAAGAACGCTGTAAATAGAAGTGCCGACTATCACTATCTGTGCTTGGCTGTGACAAACTCAACTGCCCCTGTAAATGGCATTGACTATATTCACCCAACCGTAAAACCAGTTGTGGATTATACAACAGCAGTTATCGCCAAAGGATTGATGCCAGGTGGTGAAATCAACTTTGAATTCGTAGCCGATGGTGAAGATGATGAAGTTGCCGCAAGACAAGCCAGTGATATGGTATCAAAGGTAGTCAATCAAATGAACGATCCGCACTTTATTTTAGAGCGTTGGATTATGGATGCCAATCTACACAAGAATGGTATGATGATGATTAAACCTGTGCGTGAGCAGATTGTCCGTTATGTTGAGACACAGGGAACCAATGACCAATTACGAGCATTTGAACAACAAGCCAGTGAAAGTGGTTTGACAGCATTACGCCAAAGCAAACGACAAGTCAGTATTGATATGGAAAAGGCTATGGCAGAGATACAACAAAATCTTGGACCTGAACGAGCACAGATGGGCAGAGATCATTTAGAAAGTGCTATCAACGCTTTTGGTGATGGTGAAGATTTGATGGTTGAAGAAGATTTACAGACTATCAGTGTTGATGCTGAAACATCAGTATTAGATGATGCTGTTAAACGCAACACAATTTACAAAGCCAAATACAAACTAACTGGTTATAGTATCAACATCAAGTTCCATCCTATTGCTCAACATTACTGGATCTGCGATCCAACGGTGCCTGAAATCAAAGATCAACCATTCTGCGGGTATTACGACCCAATGACTATACAGGAAGCAACTGAGTTATATCCTGATATCAATTTAGAAGAATTTAGACGACACGCTGAATACAACCAAAGCGGAGCATATCAAGCGGGTTCAGTATTAAACAACTTGGCTATTCACGCCCGTGATAGTGTGCCTGTTATGGGCTTGCCTGTTAGCAGTGGTGCGGCACAAGATGAAGATGCCAGAATTGTCAGTATTGTCACTGCTTGGAACAGATTTGACATTGACGGTGATGGTGAGTTAGAACTTATTGAAATTATCTATTCAGGTTCATACATTATCAGTGCCAGAGAAGTTGAGTTTATTCCTGTTGCCAATATGTGTCCTCGTCCATTGCCAGGAAACTTTTATGGTATGAGCGTGGCAGAATCAGTTGTTCCTGCTCAAGAATATAACACATCAGCAGCCAGAGCAGAGATTCAGTTAGGCTTACTAACAGCAACACCAAGAATAGGTGTTAAACCAGATAGATTAGATTTTGAGATGCTACAAGATGGCGAATCAGCAATCTTTATTCTTGACAGCAAGTTTGATCCTGCCAAAGACATTTACCAAATCCCACCACCAAGTGGCAATCTTGCCTTCCTTGAAACTGCTATGGAACGTATCAAACAAGACACTATGTCATTGGTTGGTATGACTTCACCCACAGATGTGTTCAACCCAGAAGTTATGGCACCTGGCAATAGTGGTATCAAACTACAAATGGCACTAACGCCTAACCAAATCATTCAGGACAACATTGTCCGTAATGCTGCCGAAGGATTAAAAGAAGCACTATGGTTGGTATGGAGAACATTGATACAATACGGTGATGACTATGGTGTTAAAAAGTTAGCCGCATCATTCCACCCTGACAAAAAAGCAGAGTTCCTTGACTATTTGGCTTGGGATGATATGAACTTTTGTGAGCGTAAAGAAATACACTTGGAGTTAGCAGTTGGTATGATGAGTGAAGAAAACTCATTGGGCAGACTACAGATCATTCAAAAGTGTCAGGCAGATTTGTATGCTACAACACAGGCTATGGTCACTGCTGGCACTTTAACTCCCGAAGTGTATAAAAAGGTCAAGAAGCCTTTTGCTGACACTCTGTATGTTTTAGGTGTCAAAGACTGCGATACATATTTGCCAAGCGATGAAGAAGTCCAAACAATGATTACTTCTGGTGCTGAAGCAATGAAGAACAGAGAACCAAGTCCAGAAGATAAGAAACGCTTGAGTAGTGCGGCATTGGATGATACAAGAGCAGAACAGATCAAAGCCGAAATGGCTGGCACTGATGCCGAAAGCCAGTTGGATTATATGGCACTTGCTCAAGGAACTCCAAAGGTATATAGTTAAATAGCATAAATAAATGTATGATAAATGATAATACGGTGGAGTTTTATAACTCCAGATTGACTATAGATTTGAGCAGTTTGAAGAACCTAAAGCCAGAACAACTGGACAAGGTTCGACATTATGGAACACAGGCTGAGAACTTGTTAAAGAACAAGGACTTGGCTATGTTTATACACCATTTTAAGTTTGAAGTGGCAGACGCACTGGCTAACATCAGGGCACACACTCCAGACGACAATGCTGAAAGAGTTGCTTTAAGTAATCAACTTGTAGGCATTGACAATTTTGTAAGTAGTCTTAAAAAGGCTGCTTACTTAAAAAGCCGTATCGTAAGCAACATAGAGTCGCCCGATACTAATTAAAGGAAATAGAAATGACAGAACCGATTAGTCCTAACACCTCACAAGGTGCGGTCACTGAATCACCAGCAGTTCCGAGTATGGATTCAATAGCCGCTAAAATGACCGCAATGAAAGAAATGACTTTGCGTAATCAAATTGGTGCTACCAACCAGACTGCGACAGGAGTAGATGAAGAGGCAGAGCAGTCATCAAACCCTGTGGCAAACGATATGCCAGAAATTGACGACACTGAAAATTATAATAGCGATGGCAGCGATCAAGAAGCAGATGCCCCTGAAGAGGTAAGCACTGGTAGTAATGATTCATCAGCAGACGAACTTATTGACTTTGTAGAATTTGCTGAGACTAATCCCAATGCTAAATTCAAGTTCTTAAAGAACGGCAAAGAAGTAGTTATTGATGCTAAAAAAGCAGCCGCAATATTAGGTCAAGGTGGAGCAATACACGAAGAAGCAAGGCAGTTAAAGATAGAACGAGCAGAGTTTGACGAGTATCTCAATGAGGCACGAGCCAGACAAGAAGGTTTAACTTTAGCAATGGAATTTACCGTTCAGCCAAAATTACAGGCAGCGTATGATGAGATTGTGAAAACACAAAATTATCAAACTACCTTCCAGCAACAATTGGCAAGAACAAGTGATCCTGCGGTAGCCGCAAGGATACAGGCAAGTATGGCACAGAATGAACGCTGGATACAGCAACAACAACAGGTTATATCACAAATTAAACCTGCTATTGACCAGTTCAGGCAAGTGCGTAGTCAGCAAGTATCCGAACGATTAGACGCAGCCCGACGAGGATTTACAGACAAAGAGTTGAAAAACGAATATGTCTATAATGAAGTCAGGGATAAGGTTAGCAAACTTTGGAAGAATGCTAAAGACGAGATCATTCCAGGTGTTCCTAATATAGACCTAATCAGCAGTGACGAAGCACTTTTAAGTCTCGTCCGTGACGGTCTTCGCTACAGAGACAAGCCATCTACTAAATCCGCAGGTTCTTCTATGGCAGCATTGACTAATCGCAAAGGCACTTCTTCAGGGAAGGGCAGTAGTGATGAAATCAGCAAACTTCGTGAGCAAGCCAATAGAGGCGATAAAAAAGCCTCTGATAACCTTTTAGTAGCACGATTACAGAGTATTCGTTCTGGTAGAGGGGGAAGATAAACAACCATTATTAAAGGAAAATAAAATGGCAGAAATTACAACATCCCAAATTGGCAATGGCACAACACTACCTTATAGTGCTGATATCGTTGTTAAAGATTTAGACCTTGATGTGTCTAATCGTGTCAAGGACGACACACCAGTGCTCAATATGTGTATGAGCAAAAAGCGTAAAGTAAATTCTACTTTACCACTATGGACTGATGACATTTATCGTGCTCCTCAAGTTCAAGCACAGATCGAAGGTGCCACGGTTTCTACAAGTCAAGCAGAGAGCAATCAACGCTATAACTTGGGCAACTACACGCAGATTTTCAGCACCGTTATTGCGGCTTCTGGAACTGCCCGTGCCGTTCTACAATCTGGCGGAGATCCGCAAAGTTATCAGGAGGTAAAACAACTGATTGAGTTGATGTTTGACGTTGAACAACAATTAGTTCGTGCCGACCAAATCGGAACGAAGTATGCTGGTCAAAGTGGAACTGCTTCAGGTTTGCCAGCAGGACAAACAGGTCGTCGTATGGGTTCATTAAACTCATTCGCAGGCACTATGTCTTTCAACACAACTTCAGGCACAACTTCAGGTTTAGATACATTCTATAACAATGAAGATACTGATAGTTCTACACAAATCAGTAATGCCCTTCGCATTTATGCTAATGGTAATTACTACTACGGTGGCACATTTACTAACCAGTATTTTAGCCCAGCGTTATACAAGCAATTGGTCACGGTTGCTGAACAACGCTACAATGCTAAAATCCGCACGGTAGTTGCTCCAACAAGCCTACGCACTTCTTTAAGCGACAATATGCCACAAAGCCGTGGTATCAATCGTGTTGATAGTGCTCGTGGCGATACTATCCAAACTTATGAGGGTGATTTTAATTACACTTATGAGATTTTCGATAGTTGGATTATGGACCAAGTAAATGCTAACAGCATCTACTTTATGAACGAGGATGTTCTACAATGGGGTTCATTGCGTGATCTTGGACCAAATAATGAAGTCTTCTCAAACGCTGATGCGTCATTGGACCAATTCATTATGGAAGGCACATTGATCGTTCGCAACCCAGCAGGCGTTGGTGTTCTAAACAACATCACAGCAGGCACAACAGCACAGGCATCATTGCCAAGTGCTCGTCCAGCCGCTTTGGTAAGTCGCACAAACTTCGGTCCTGGCGATGTCACACCTTAAATCTTTTTAAGATTTTAAGTGACAAGGGCAACTTCGGTTGCCCTTTTGTTTGGCTAAATAATACTATGAAAGATATAAATCAACCTGAATATCTGGACGATAAAGATCCAGAAAAGAATCACGATTACTGGAGACAAGATCACGGTGGTATGGTGACTACACACAATGGTGTGGCTGAACGCTTATTATCTAATAACAATGACTTGTATAATAGTATGAAAGGTGATTGGAAAAGAACTGACACTAATAAAAGTGGCAATATGATTGTGACCACTGGCAGAGAAGATGGCAAGTTTTACATCAAACGAGAACAGCTGAACACCGAAGAAATTAAACTGCGTGTAAAGAACTACAGACACGCTGCCGAACTTGGTATTCCTGATCCTTTGGCACCTATTGGTGAAGATGGCAAACTAACTTATAAGTGGATGGATTTGCCCACGGTTATCAGTATCCGTATCAGTGACCAATACTTTGATGGTATTCCTTGGAACGCTATTAAAAACGACAGAACACTCAAAGCCCAGTTTTACAGAGTTGTTCAACAAGAATATCCAGAATATGTGACATACCCAGGTGGTAAATTACCTATTCCCATAGATGTGCCTTATCCCACAAAACGAGGCGAACAGAAATACTTTAAAGGACTACATTAAAAATGTTTGTAATACCCACAGCCGATGACCTTGTGACATTCATCAAAGACTTCACAGGCTCAACCAATGACGCAGAAATAAAGAAGTGTATTTTTATGGCAGAAATGTCAATGAGAAACATTGAACTACCAGCATTACGCAGTGATCCTTATGCTGTGGAAAACATTGGTATTGCCGATGCCGATGGTAGGGTGCCTATTCCTGGTGATATGAACAAACCTATCTTGTTCTTTCAACAAGGAGCACAGGTCACTACCAGTGCCACAGCCACAGGTGTGTCAGGTCAATTTACTATTACTCTGACTTCTACTCCAGCACAGACGCTACAAAACAATATGTTGGTGTCGGGAACTGGTATTGCGTCTAACACTACTATTGTCAATATCACAGGTGGTGGTGGCAGTGGTAGTGTAATTACTTTAAGTTTAGTCAATACTGCCACGGTTAGTGGAACTATTGTATTTGCCACTAATGCCAGCAACAGCAATCAAAGCGGACCTTGGATTGTCTATGACCGTATTGGCGACAGAGATATTATTACTCAGGGAATGCTTGCCCAGTTATATTTGAGTCCAGTAAATGTGCCAAATGTAATCCGTGGTAAATTCAGTGAAGTAGCAAACAAGTATCACTTTTTGCCGTATGTGGCTGAAGGTGCTCTTATCAACTTATATTACTATCGTGCTTGGCAGTTGCTATTCAGTCCTGTGGAAGACGAACTAATTAGTGCTACTGGCAGCGTAAATCCTATTAGTGGTAGTGGTCCTTGGTTGATTGGCATCAGTGGTATGAGTGATATTACTGGATTAAATGTCGGTGATGAAATCACAGCCACAGCAGGCACAGGCAGTCTGGGAACAGGCTTTACTTCAGCAGTGGTCACACAACTAACTTCAAGCACCAGTATTCAAGTAAGTGTCACAGGCGGCTCAAGCCCCACAGGTGGCACTATAACTGACATCTCTCTTACAGGGCAAACGGTTCAAACTAATGCTGTGCTACAAACCTGGGCAGAAGGTTATGTGTATGCTACTCTGCGTGAGTATTACATTAAACGACACAATGCCGAAGATGCTCAGGTGTATGCTCAAAAGTTTGAAAACGCATACAACATTGTAGAAGATCAAAACAATTTAGGTAAGTGGAGTGGCGGACATACTAAACTAACTTCAGTATGGCAACCTCGTCAATACAGAAACTTCGCTTACAAATAAGGATAATCAATGGCAGACAATAGTTCATTATACGGATCAACACCTCCAAGTGGCACGGTGTCAAGTAGCAATTACACTACTTTATATAGTGGTGGGAATAACTTTGTTCCCAGTGGCGACAATGTAATCATTTCGGGAACACTGACCGTGAATGGCTGTAGTATCCTAACTGATTGTTCAACTTTTAACTTACTGCCGTTTAACGCAACCACTATCAATTTTGGTGGTGCGGCAACAGCAATGAGCGTTGGTGGTGCCACAGGCGTGACCACAATCCAAAATCAATTATCCACTGCCAATTATCTTTTTCCATTGGCAGATGGCACAGCCAATCAGGTATTGATAACTGATGGTGCTGGTGTTTTAAGTTTCGCAGATGTCCAGAGTTTAGACACTAACTATAACATACAAGCAGACACCGCTACTGGTGGTGCCAATCTTACATTGGTGGGCAGTGATGCTACCACTGACAGCGTGAAGTTTGCCAACGGAACTAATGTCACGGTCAGTAGAACAGACGCAAGCACAATTACTATTAGTAGTATAGATACAAATACAACTTATACACAGAACGCAAGTGCTACTACTGGTGGTGCTAATCTAAATCTTGTAGGCAGTGATGCCACAACTGATACTATCAAGTTTGCTCAAGGTGCTGGTATAACCGTGGTTAGAACGGACGCTGACACTATCACTATTACTAACACAGATCCTGGTTCAGCAGGTGTCACAAGTATCACAGGCACAGCCAATCAGGTCATCGCTTCAAGTCCAACTGGTGCGGTGACTTTAAGTTTGCCACAGGATATCGCTACAACAAGTAATCCTGTGTTCGCAGGCATCACTGGCGGTAATGTCACGGTGGGTATAGCAGACAACCAAACTATATCTACTACAACTGGAGCATTGTATCTGAATAGTGCTTTAACATCAGGAGCACAGATTTATATTGGTAATAATGCCGATGAATTACAAACTGGTTTTAGTAGCCCAAGTAATTCTTTGCTTTTTACTGATAACTTTATCAATGGTAATTTAGCCAGTCGCAAATATAATGTCAATAATAATGCGGTAGCATATCCGTTGCGTATGGAAGCAGTGGCAGGCACGGCTGTGACTCCAGGTGCGGGTTATGGTGTTGGTATGTATGCTGGAATGACTAATGCCAGTGGCACATTTTTAACTGCCGCTAATATAGATGTTAGTTGGACAGATGCTACAGCAGCCACAGAAGATAGTAAATTCGCAGTTTCATTATTACGCAATGGTGCTATGACATTAGCAAGTTCATTGGACAGCAATGGTAATTTAGAATTGGCAGGTGGTATCACGGTCAGTGGTAGCACAAGTGGCAGTTCAACATTTAACGCACCTGCTACTGGATCAAATTTAATTTATACATTACCTGGAACCGCTGGAGCAAGTTCAACGGTGCTGACCAATGACGGAGCAGGTAATTTATCGTGGGCATTACCTGGTGGTGGTGGCAGCACTTTTGGTAATATCACTATTGCTGTGGTTGATGACAATACTATCAGCACTACTACTGGTGATTTAATTTTAGATGCCAATAGCAATTTAGTCAAGGTTGATGCCACTACTTTTAATGTCAATAGTGATAATTTGTTTGTCAATAACAACAGAGTTGGTATAAACAATAATGCTCCTGATTATGAACTACATTTAGATCAAGGGCAGGATAGTCTTACACAATTTGGTATGACTAATAATGAACGCACTTTTATTATCAGTAATAACGGTGCTGATGATTTGCTGAGTTTATACTATGGTGTTATTCCTCCAGCAGGCGACAACAGACTACAATTTAATTTAACAGATCAATGGTTTAACACTGGCAAACTTGGTGTCAATAATGCTACACCCGCCTACGAACTTGATGTATATGGCACAGGTAGATTTACCAGTGATCTTATCGCCACTAATAGTATAAAAATAGATGGTATTACCAGTGGATATACTGCTATTACTCAACCTGCTATTGCGGCAAATATTCAATATATATTGCCAAATGCTCAGGGAGCAGTCAGCACCGTTCTTACTAATGATGGTAGTGGAAACTTATCTTGGGCATTGCCAGGCGGTGGTGGTTCAACATTTGGCAACATTACTATTGCTGTAGATACTGACAATACTATATCAACTACCACTGGTGATTTAATATTACAAACTGAGGCTGGTGTAGATTCAGGTGTTATCACAATAGAAGCAGGTGCGGATAATGATGTTGTTATTGAACCAAATGGTCTCGGTAGAGTGTTATTGACCACTGATCAAGTAGTTGTTGGTGACTTAAATGCCAGTGCTGCCATCACAACTAACGGCACAGGTAATCTTTACTTTAATACCAACGGCTTTACAAACTCTGGACAAATGTTCTTGGAAGCAGGTGTCAATGGTAATATTGTATTGGCACCATATACACCTGGAACTGGTGCTGTAAAAACTTATAATAATTTTGTTGTCAATGACAGCACTTTCTTTGTAGATTCTGCCAATGGCAGAGTTGGTGTGAATACCGCAACACCTGGTCAAGAATTTACTATCAGTGATGGTGGTGATGGTTATGTTCAGTTTGGTATGATCAACACAGAACGCTTGTGGTTAGTGACTAACAACGCTGGTGATAATTTAATATCATATACCGTTCAAGAAACTGCTGGTAGTCCTGTAAATAGACTTCAGTTTGACGCCACAGGCGGAGATCAATGGTTCCCTTCGGGTAATTTAGGTGTTGGCACGGCTACGCCTGCCTATGCTTTAGATGTCAGCGGCACAGGTAGATTTACCAGTAATTTGATTGCCACTGGCGGTATAACATTAAATGGCACAACCAGTGGATATAGTGATATTATACAGCCTGCTGTTGGGGCAAATATTCAATACGTGTTGCCAGCGGCTCAGGGTGCTGTATCAACGGTACTGACCAATGATGGCAGTGGAAATTTAAGTTGGGCATTGCCTGGTGGCGGTGGATCTACTTTTGGTAATATAACGGTGGGTGTTGTCACTGACAATACTATATCAACTACCACAGGTGATTTGGTTTTAGCCAGTTTTACTAATTTATTAGATGCCGCTACTTTGAGTGCTAATTTTAATAATGTAAGTGTTGATAATCAAGCAGATTTAGATAGTTCAACACTGACAACAACCGCAACTGCCACGGTGGCATTAAACACTACAACAAGAAACGCAATGACAGGATTGATAAACATCATTCAAGGTGCTAACGTTCATTGTCTAAACTTTACAATATTGCGAGTAGATGCTACAACAGCCTTGCTGACTACCTATGCTGAAATGTATAATACTACATCATTGGCAAGTTTTACTGGTGATGTAAGTGGTGGGCTTTTAAGATTATTGGTGACCCCAACAAGTGCTACAAGCACGGTATTCAGTGTGGTAAGAACCTCACTAACATAAGGATTGTGTGAATTATGTCAAACGAAAAATTCAAAGTAAAATTCGGACTCGCAGTAGGCGATACAACAATGACGGTTGATGCCGCCACTGGTAATATTATTACTCAGGGTGGGCAAAGCACCAGTGACACTATAACAGCAGGCGGTAAAGCCATAGATGCTAATGGTAATGTATTGGTTAGTAATTCTACTTTAAATACTACTCAATTGCCAGCGGCTGCGTTTTTTGACAATACTACAGCAAATAGACAAGGTCGTGTGTTTGTTAGAGAGTATGGACAAAACGCAGGTAGCCTTGCTTCGGCTGCTACTATTGGAGCAGGACAATTATTTTTAGAAGGCAGTCGTGGAACTGCCGCAGCCCCAGTGAATGTCAATGTGGCAAACTCCAGCGTAGGTAGTCTTGGTGTTGGTTATTACGATGGCACAAGATTCAGCAGTGAAAACGGTGTTGGATTTAATACTGGCGTAGTATTTCAAAACACAGAAGCAACTGCCAGTGAAACTTCGGTATTTACAGGCAGTATAGCAACAACGGTATTGACGGTCACTGCTGTGACCAGTGGTGCTATTCACGTTGGTCAGTTGATCTCAGGCACTGGTGTAGCCAACGGAACAACCATTACTGCTTATGGTGCGAATACATTTGGTGGTGTTGGAACTTATACGGTTAGTTTTTCACAGACTACCGCAAGCACAACTATCACAGGTGTTGGCACTACAGCAGGTGGTGGTAGATTTGTATTTTTAACTACACCCACAGGTAATAAGTTTAGTGCTACCAGCAGACAAAGTATGATGGTGGCTGGTCAAACTGCTACATCTACACAGACAATCAACGGTGTCACGGTTCCGCAAAACTCAGGATTGAATATGCTCAACGGTAATTTGGATGCTGGTGATACTACATTTGTCAATAGTGCTGGTAATGTTGTTTATAAAGGCAGAGGCGGTGCTAACTTTAGTATTGGAGGTTCATCACTTACCCAAACTGGTGTGCCTTTTGAAGATAGATGTAGTTTTAATGGCTACATTGACAACGGTGCTGGTAGTGCTGGTAATACATTGACGGTGACTTCGGTGACTTCAGGTGTATTATATGTTGGACAACTTATCAGAGCCGTTGGTTTGAGTAATACAACTCCTTACTTTATCACAGCCTTGGG